CGCTTTTTATCCTAATGAAAGGAGGCCCGTTTCAAATGAAAATCTACACGGTAAACGGTCGTAAGGTTTGGCTTGATAAAGCGCCTGAAGGCTACGAAGAGCCGAAGCCGAAGAAGATCGAGAAGAAGACGAGCCTAAGGCGGAAGTTCAGCCTAAGGCAAGAAAGACGCCGCAGAACAAAGCAAGGAAGGCAGGAAGCAACAAATGAGTGAGTTTGTCAACGAAAAAATGACCCCGTGGGGCTATATCATTGACGCGCAAGCCCTCCCGCCCTTCATTAACGCATCTGAGTTTTCCAACTTCACAGGCGGAAGATATACAGGCGACAGAAGGATCGAGGCTAACCTGCCGAGCGCTTCCGCTGCAATAAGGAATTATTGCGGCTGGCACATCTTTCCGAACCTTCTCTGTGGCGCGGTCTTTAATGCTTACGCGCTCCGCGATGCTTTTGTCGGTCCGGATCTGCTCATTCAGCTCCCTTCTACATTCGTCACGAAGATCGAGAAAGTCATAGTAAATGCAAAGCTCAATCATACAGGCGAATATGTGGGTGATGTTTGTGAGGACTTCGACCTTAATCCCGGCGGACTTCTGAAAGTCTTTGATGTAGGTTGTGTCGATAGAAAGGCGAAGGTTTTCGTCAAATATCGCGCGGGCTTCTCAAACGGAGACATCGAAGACCTGAAGGAACTCACGGCGAACAGAGTGACCCACGCCGTCACGAACACCTACGGAGTCAGCTCCGAGGCCGCGGGCGGTGTTTCGGTTTCCTACAGTTCAGCCTGGACAGGATCAGGGTCGACTTCGCTGTCGGATGATACCAGGGAGATCCTGAACAATTACAAAGTGAGGGGGATGTATTAATATGCTTCCTTCTTTTTGTAATCAGGAAGTCATCAGGCTCAGACCTACAAAGACGAAGACCCTGAGGGGGTCAGTCGTTCCGGATTGGTCGGAGGACGTCGACCAGCTCATTATCGGAGGCTGTTCTGTTCAGCCTGCAGCGACGAGTACGACGACAGACGGCCGCGTTCTGGGTGTAAGTGAGCAGATGACCGCATACCTTCCTGAGTATGCCGATGTAATGGAAGGGGACCTCATAAACTTCGAGGGTGTCGTTTACGAGATAAACGGAACTCCTAAGAGGTGGAAGGCGGCCGCCAACCTTTCGAATATTCAGTTGAATCTGACACGCTGGGAGGGATGACCGTGAGCACTCGCCTTGAATTTATTTCAGAGGGCTTTCGTCAGATCCTATTATCAGACGGCTGTCATGAGCTCGTATTATCCATTACCGAAGAGATCGCAGAAAAGGCCAACGCAAACAACGACCGCGGCGGCGAAGGTTTTGCTTCATCCGTACAGGTCGGAGGATATGGCGGCGGCCGTTGGATCGGTTTTGTCGGCACTCAGGACGATAAAGGCTGCATAGCAGAGTCTGAAGATTTAGCTTTAACGAGGGCATTAACATGAACATAAACAGACCCGTTGACATTGAGAATGAGATAAGGCTGGCACTTGCTTCTTATCTCAATGCTTACAATAGGCCGCTCCCGGAGAATTTCAGCCTTCCGAACATTCTTATAAAGAACGCGGGAGGAAATTCTACGGACACGATCGACTCGTTCATCGTGTCGCTTGAGGCAAGGGCAAAATATGACGCGGAGGCGTATGAGTATCTTACGACCGCGATCGGCTTGCTCGAAGCCCAGGCTAATGCTCAAGTCGGAGCGCTTCGAAGTGTCAAAGTAAACAGTCTGGCGAGCTGGGGAAGTGATCCCGCAAGACCGGACTTAAAACTCGCAACGGCGACGGTCATCGTAACCGCCCACCGTGCAAAAATCACTATTCCAGAATCTTAACAGGAGGAAACTCACATGTATAACGACGTTATGCTTGGAGCCGGTAAAGCTACAGGAATGTTCTATACCGCTCCTAAGGGTACAGCCCTTCCTACAACACCAGGCGAGTCTCTCGCCGCTGCTTGGCAGCTGGTCGGTGACGTTGACGAGGACGGCGCTACTTTGCACCTTCCTAACGGCGATGTCATAAGGAACTGGGCGCTTACCGCCAAGAGGAAGATCAACACGGAGAACGGTACAGTTTCCGTCAAGATCATGGACACCACGAAGAAGACCCTCGAGGTCCTTTTTGGTTCTAACAATGTCAGCTACACAGCCGCTTCGACCACTCACGGAAACGTGACGAAGGTCGAACTTAGCCCTGACGTATCGGCAGAGCCTGCGGCTTATCTGTTCCTTATGAAAGACGGCGACCGTCTCTCTATGATCGGAACATCTGACGGACTCATCACAGAGATTGCAGACGTCAGCTTTAAGGCTGGCGATCCTGTTCTTTGGGACACCACAATTGACGCGACTTGGACATTCGCAACGGATGACGGACAGGTCGCAAGCGCTTCCTAAGAAGCGGAAGGGAGTTAAACCATGCCTAAACTTTCAGCACCAAACACAGCTTATCTGAACATTGAGATCAAAGGGGAAAATTACAAGATCCCGCTTGCTCGCTCCATGAAGGTAAAGACGATCAGGAAGGTCCTGCACATCAGCAAGCTCGACGAAGCCGAGCAGTTTGATTTTTTGTGTGACCTCTTTGCTCCGTATCTGGGTCAGGAACTCATTGACGACCTGACAGAGAGCGAGATCGAGGAACTTTATGTCATCTGGACTAAAGCGAACAGCGAGACAGGCGAGTTAAGCCTGGGGGAATCTTGAGCCTCGTCGAGTTTATAGAAGAACACGGTGAGGCATTGACCTACGACTTAATGACTAGGACTTGCTACACTCTGGACGATGTCGGGGGAGCGCTTTCGTGGCGCTCCCTCTATTCGTTCATTAAACACCTAGACACGAATAGCGCACTTGCGCGGGATCTGGGCAAGTCTACAGGGTGGGAGTCCACCCTAAAAACAAACGCGATCCTTGCAGATTTGTACGACTTACTGCAAGCGATCAACGCCAACCTAGTCAGACTAGGCGGCGGCAAAGTTAAGAATATTAAACCTTACCCGAGACCGGGCAAGGATGACAATAACACGACGAAGATCGGAAAGGGGGCACTCCCTGTTGACGAGCTTCACGCGTGGATAGAAGCAAGGAGGCAACAGCAAAATGGCTAACGGCGGAAATATCGAAGTTGCAAAGGCTTATGTGACCATAGTGCCCTCTTTGGAAGGTTCACAGGGAACAATCACCAAAGAACTGACAGGGATCACCGACGAAGCCAGCGAGAAGGCGGGCGAATCGGGCGGTTCTAAATTCGGCTCGACATTCGCCTCGGCTCTTAAAGGCGGTGCGGTTGCTATCGGCGCGGCACTTGCCGGAGCGACAGCGGCGGCGATCGGAACAGGCAAGGCTTTCGTGAATGCTACTCAGGAGACCGCAAAATATGGCGATATGGTCGACAAGACCGCCCAGAAGCTCGGTTTATCAAATGACGCCTTTCAGTCTTACGACTATGTCCTCAACCTTGCAGGAACTGACATGCAGAGCATGACAACAGGACTGAAGACCTTGACCAACAAACTCGACGACGCCAAGAACGGCGGAGAAGAAGCGCAGGCTATGTTTGCCGCCCTCGGCTTATCTATGGATGACCTCGCTACAATGAGCCGTGAGGACATCTTCAAAGAGACGATCAAGGGCTTTCAGGGTCTCGAGGACACCACGGAGCGCGCAGCATTAGCGAATGACCTCTTTGGTAAGTCCGGACAGAACTTGACGCCAGTCTTCAATATGACAGCCGAGGAGACCGAGGCACTTATAGAACAGGCTCACGAGTACGGCATGGTAATGTCGGATGAGGCTGTCAGCGCTTCAGCTGATTACGTCGACGCTATGACCACAATGCAGAAGACCATGCAGGGCTTAAAAAATAACCTGATGACTTCGTTCCTTCCTGGAATGACTACGGTCATGAATGGCTTAGCGGGCATATTCGCAGGAGATCAGAGCGCGATCGGACAGATCAAACAGGGCTTGACCTCGATAATTGGCAACCTTGTAATGCTCGCGCCACAGTTTTTTGACTTGGCTGAGACCTTGGTCATGAGTCTGCTTGAAGGTTTCGCACCCCTCTTGCCTTCTCTGGTGGGCGCACTTTTCAATTTCATAAATAACGGCCTAAAAACAGTAGTCGGCATGATCCCCGACCTGATCCCTGTCGTCCTCGACGGTATCAAGGGGATCTGTGAAGCGATTTACAAAGGGCTGCCTCTGATTATTGACGGCCTTCTTACCATGATAACCGAGCTGGTGACTTGGCTCGCAGAGGATGACAACGTCACCACATTCATCAACGGCATAGTTGACCTCGTGACCCTCATAGTGGGAAAATTCGGCGAGATCTTGCCCGTTCTCCTCCCTGCTATCGTCAAGATAATAGTTCAGGTGGCTACTTGTATCACGAGCCCGGAGAACACGACAAAGCTCGTCACAGCTGTTTTGCAGGTCATAGCCGCCCTTGTGGTCGCTATCGGCAAATCACTCCCTGACATTCTGGACCTCGTCATCAACACGACTACAAACATAGTTGATACACTTGCACAGTGGGGCTCGACCCTTCTGGCGTCCTTCAAAAACTGGTTTGCTGATGTGCTTCCGAAGATCAAAGAGTTCGGAGGCGACATTCTCGATCAGTTAAGCGACTTGCCGGGCGAGTTCAAAGAAATCGGTAAAAACCTCTTAACAGGACTCTGGGAAGGTATCGAGGACAAACTGGAGTGGCTCAAGTCACAAATCAAGTCAATAGGAAGCTCGGTCACCAAGTCGGCGAAGAAAGCACTCGGTATCAAATCACCTTCCAGACTTTGGAAGGAAGAAATCGGTAAAAACCTTGCTCTCGGTCTCGGAATCGGTTTCGAGGACGAAATGGACACGGTCAGGGGTGACATGGTCGACTCTATGAACGGCTTGACCGCTTCCATGACAACCGAAGTCACGGCTTACGGATCAGGCGGCGCTTCCACCCTCGGAGGCACGACATACAACGGCGGCAATATCTCGATCAATGTCTACGGCGCAGAAGGTCAGAACGTGAACGACCTCGCGAACGCCGTGGCTTACAAGCTCGAAGAAATGACAAAGAGGAGGCTTGCGGTTTATGGCTGATTTATTCTTAGGTACTAACAAGCAGGGCTTGATAGTATATAATGGCGAGTCCTCAGCTGACTATGGCATGGTGGTCAGCGAGGCTCCCGAATTTGAGCGTCCACGAAGAAAGCAGACGGTGTTCTCTGTTCCGGGCAGGAACGGGGACGTCGTTTATCAAGAGGACGCCTGGGACGATGTCATTCGTTCATATAGTGTGTGGTTATCCAGGTCGAAGACGGCGGACCTTGCCAAGACAGTAAACGCCTTCTCCGCCTGGCTCAATTCCCAGAAGGGATATTTAAGGCTCGAAGACAGTTTCGAAACTGATATTTTCCGCTTGGCTTACTACTCAGGCGGGAATGACATATCAAACGAGCTCATGCAGTACGGCGAAACAAAGTTGACATTTACCTGCAGACCCGAAAGGTTCTTGAAAGAAGGCGCAGAGCCTATAAGGTGCGCGCTTGATAATCAGGCAAAGACTATTTACAACCCGACCCGCTTCACGGCTAAGCCGCTCATAAAGATCGGCTTTAGTAGTGGTTCATATTCGAACTACGGCGTCATATGGAATCCGGTCTCAACTATTACCCCGCTTTTCAAGTTAAATGGCACGTTCTCGGGGATCATCACGATCGACTCGGAGACGCAGGATGTCATCGGTCCAGCAGGCGAGAACTTGAACAGCTGTTTCGAGGGTGAGTTTCCAGAGTTCACTCCCGGACAGATCTATTTTAAGGCTGACACGACCAGCCTCACATCACTCGAAGTAATACCAAGATATTTTACGATTTAAGAGGTGCTTATGTATCCGATACTTTACGAGACAATGACAGAGGGCACAGTCCCCACTCATAAAGGTCTGGGCGTCCTCTCTGATTGTATTTCTTGCCACGTCACAGAAGAACGAAACGGCGCTTACGAGCTGACCATGTCCTATACAACAGGCGGACTTCACGCCGAGGACATCAAAGTCAACCGCTTCATCATGGCAAAGCCGAACTTCGCGGACGATCCGCAGATTTTCCGAATTTATCGAGTCGGTAAGGACATCGGCGGTCAGTTCGTCGTGAACGCGCAGCATATCAGCTATGATTTGAGCGGCAAGATCATCACGACAGGCTCGGCGAATGACATCATAACAGCCTGCTCAGTCTTGCAGAATAAGGCGGGAGCCTTCACGATCACGACCGACAAGGTCACGGCGGGCGCGTTCAAGGTAAACGTCCCCTCTTCCGTTCGTTCATGGTTCGGAGGCAAGGACGGGAGCCTTCTTGACGTCTACGGCTCGGGCGAGTTCCATTATGATAACTACGCCGTCAGTCTCAAACAAAACAGAGGCATGAACAGGGGCGTAGTCATCCGCTACGGCAAGAACTTAACCGAACTGGCGCAAGAGCTCGACATGTCAAACCTGTGTACGGGTGTGGTCCCGTACTATGTCGACATGAACGGCAACACCTACACCGAGGCGAAAGTATCGACAGGCTTAACCCTCGACGTCCCTCGGGATATGGCTATCGACTTCTCGGATCAGATCAACCCCGACAGCAACACGCCGATCAGGACACAGCTCACGGCTCTGGCTACGGCATACGTCGCGAACAACAACCTGACGAACATCCTCGACACGATAACCCTGAACTTCGTACAGAATAGCACCCTCACAGAGCGCGTGGATCTATGCGACACAGTAACGA